CGATGCGATGCTTGTAGAGAGTCGGTGCGAAAGCACAGGCAAAAGACAAAGCCATACCAAAAGCAGCAGGGCTTCATCGACCATACGAGTCACCTACCACGAGATGTGTGGAGAACTACATGGAACAAGGCAATAGCCAAGTCAGGCATCGGTTGGAGTCCTAGAACCCATGATCTCAGACACGCAAATGCTACTCAACTTCTAAAAAGTGGGGTAGATGTGCATGAGGTCAAGGAACGCTTGGGGCATCAGTCGATAAAGACGACAGAGCGATACCTACATCGCCATGGTCACAACCAGTCAAAGGCATCAGAAAGTGTCAATGACTTTTTGGAGTGATGATGAAACTAACAAAAAGAGGAAAGATCGTGTTCGGGTCGCTATTTACGGCGATCTTCGTAGCAAGTGGGATAGTGGTACTGCCACCAGCCCTCAGCCCTACGCAAGCCGAAGCACAGATCAAGCAGAAGCAATACCAAAAGCGATACCAAGAGAGAGCCCTAGCCAAGTACACGAACGCAGATTCTCTGACTGATACTCAGTTAGTTGATCTTCTGTTTGCAGTTGGTTTTGAAGGCAAAGCCTTACGCTATGCGTGGGCTATTGCTAAGAAAGAATCCAATGGAAGACCTCTCGCTTTCAATGGCAACCGAAATACAGGCGATAACTCATTCGGGTTATTCCAAGTAAACATGATCGGTTCGTTAGGAGAGGATCGTAGGGACAAATTCAGTTTGGAGTACAACGCCCAACTGTTGAACCCTGTGGTGAATGCTGAGATTGCTTATCACATGAGCAAGCGAGGCGAGAACTGGGTAGCATGGAAAGGTGTCAACAATCCAAAAGTTAAGGATTGGCTGATGCGCTTCCCTGAAGCCCATGCAAAAGCACTAGCAAAAGCGAAAGCCAAAGCAATAGGACGAGCAACAGAGTAAGCAATAGGAGAAGCCCCGTCAGAAATGGCGGGGCTATCTTCGAAGTAACTCTACCTGGCAGCCAGGTGGAGTTAGTTAGTTAGGGGGCATAATGACATTTCACGATCAAGACTGGCAGTCAGACCAGTCAATGAACAAGCCACACCAGAAGCAAGAGCAGTTTAACAAGCCATACCAGAAGCCACACCAGAAGGACAAGTGGGTTCAAGACGAGTTGCCCTTCAATGATAAGCCTTGGAGAGAGACACCTCTTACTGATACTGAGATAGAAGAACTCTTTTGGCGCAAATTAGTTCAGTTAGGTTGGAGATTAGAGTCTTACGGCAATAAGTTAGAGAACAAGAACATTGTGTTGCCATGTCCCTACTGTAACTTAGTGATTGATAGCCATACCATAGTCACAGAGTCAAATACCAAGAAGATGCAAGACAAGTATTACTGCGAACAAATCTTAAGGAAGCACAAGGGGCTTGACTGCAAAGCCCTACCAGAAGAAGAAGAATAAGCAGAAGCAATAACAAAAGCCCTACCAGAAGGCAGGGCTTTCGCTGTTCGAAAGGAACTGTTAAAGAATAGCAGGCTGGTTATCAGTAATCAACTTTACTTCGCAAGCATCAGTGGTGCAGTAAGCCTCACCAATAGCATCAGCAGCCATACCAGCATAGACTCCAGAGAAGTCAATAGGGAACAGTTGCATAACGCCCTTCTCTTCATACTCCTGCTCAGTGATTTGTGTATACGGCATCTGAGGGTAGACATGGTTACCACTAGGTAAGAATGAGACAGTCTTAAGTTGACCATCGTACATATGCAAAGCCGTACCAATAGCCGAGGCTTCCTTCTCTGGATCAAATGAGATCGTTACAGAGACAGAGTTATCTGACCAGTAGCGTTGAGCAGTAGCAGCAAGTGCCATCTTCTCGTAGATACTTACATCCTTCTCGCTTCGCTTAGCCTCTGACTTGATAGGAAAGAAGACAACCGAAGTCGTATCAGGAGACTCACTTGCTGGTTCTACTCTGTAGTTAGCAAGTTTAAATAGTGGAAGCATTGGATCGTTATTTGCAAAACGAATTGCACGATTGAAGTACTGGCCACCTACAGTCCAGTGAACTCCTGGAGATTCTCCAGCAAGGATTGAGACTGTTCCTGATGGCTTGACTGTGGTCATCTTTATTGACTCACGGATACCAAGCCACTCTGAGTAGTTGGTGTCGTATGACTTGATGACCTTGTAGCCTTCATCCATCCACTGACGCAGGACTGGGAGTCCCTTGTTATCTGCAAAGTTTGCTACACCTGATACAGAAGTACCGATGCGACGATTGCGTTGCATGATTGCGTTGGTCTCTTCCCAGTGAGTCGGAAGTAGTGTCACAGTCTTTGCATACAGGTAAGCAAACTTTAATGTGCGCTTGAAATCATCGAGATCTGTATGGCGGTTCAAGTAAGTCTCTACCAATGTGCAGCACTCGTATGACTCTAGTGACTGCTCGGCACATGGGTTGTACCCTGCGATACGCCAGTCCTTGTTGTTGATTGGATCTGCAAGGCGACCATACTGCTTAGAGATGTCCATCCAGATAACTCCTGGCTCACCATTTCGAGCAATACCCTCGATGATCTTATCTAAGTCATCGCCCACATTAACAGCAACGGAGTTGTTAGACATCCAGCCATGAGTCATACGTTCTGGATACTTCTCGTAGTTCTTGAGGTTCAAGAACTCCTCATCATCAATGCGACCGATAAGTAGTTCAGCAGAACGACGGACGTTGCCAGAGACTACGCATACACCGATCATGTTGCCGATGTCTGCGATGTCACGACGGGTTAACTTCTGACCAGCACGATCCTTGAATAGTTCACGGATGTACTGGTGCAGTTTGATTAGTGGGTCTGCTCCTGCTGCTGTTCCACCAAAGGTACGGATTGGTTCACCTGCTGGACGAATCGCTTCGTAATTAAATGTTGGAGCCTTTGTATCTGACTTGAGGTAGGCATTGATGAGGGCGGCTGTTGCTTCGACCCAACCCTCTCGTGTATCTGGGATGTCATAGGTGTAATCGCCTTGTGGTGCATAGATGTTGAACTCCTTATCTGCTCCCTTGTCATCAAAGCCAACGCCCACTCCGAGCATTGATGCCTCCATGAGAAATGCAAATGGTTTGGCTGGGTCTGTCTTGACCATCGATCCAGTTGAAACGAAGGCGCAGTTCTGTAATGCTGCTGAGTTGCGTTGCTCATTAACTAACGGAGTTCCCATGACCCAGAGACCTCGTCCAGGAGGAGTCCACTTCAAGTTCCATAAGCGATCGAATGCCTCTTTAGCGGAGGCTGCTGCCTTCGCATCTGACCACGGCAAGCGATTGGTCTTTGCGTGATCTTTCTGTAGTGAGTACATGCCGTTGATGACTCGCTCACATACATCAACCCATGTCTCCTTCGTACCATCTGCCTTAAGGCGAGAATAGGTACGTAAAAAAGTTATCTCTCCAACCGAGTTCCCCGCTGCATCTTGATAACCAAACGGCGCCTTCTTTGGGCGGTAAGGTCCGATGAAGTCCTCAGTAAGTTTGAAAGATAATGTTGTCATAATCCCTACCATTTCTATAAATATCTAAATACCCCTCAGTGGGTTGCTTAGTATTGCGCTTGGGAACCTATCATGTATATGTTAACTTTGCGAAGTACTCTCGCCAAAAGAAAATGGTCAACTACGGGTGAGATATGTTTCACACCCTGTTAACTGCTGTTATCAGATAAGTTATTCTTCTATTGATTCAGAGATAATCTTTGTTACTGTATCTTCTCTGAGTGCCTCTGGCAACTCACGAAGTGCCTGAGCACGATCTCCGAAGATAGCAGAGAGAACTCCACCAGAAGATTGACGGCTTGCGGTGATCTGAATGAACTCCTTGTTCGAGTCCATGTCGTTAACATTGCCAACTAATTTAAGGAGGCGATCGATCTCTTGAGATAGGTTTGGATCTGCGTATCCGCCATTCATTTCCTCAGCAAAACGCATAAAAGCAACTCTCTGCCCCTGCATTTCGATAATTGCTGTTAGTAATGACTTGAGTTGGTCTTTAGTCTTTACCTCTACTGGAAGATTAAATGCACAAGTATTTTGCGGCTTAAACGCTGGGCAGTTGGATGCAACGAAGCAGGTATCGCATTGGCGAAGAGAGGTCTGCTGCGTCTGAACGACAGGGACATCCATCAAGACGTCTTTGCCATCATCGTCAGTCTCGACTATAGTCTTCATTTTGAACCCGAAGACAGGCAAGTTTGTCATCTCTTCAGGGGCTCTTTCTACTGCTCCACTGCGCTCCACTTTCCCCCTATCTGCTCCACTGTTATCAGACGTGGACAGGTCTAATCCCATCAACCCCGTCATGAACTCATCGCTATTATCAGATAAGTTCTTGTCGTTACCACCATCAATAATGTGAAAGTTGGGTGATTTCTTGTCCATGGATTCCTCTAATTTCTTGTATGACCAGACCGCTACTCTAGTGGCTTCAAGGGTACTATCTTTGACAAACTCTAAATAGTCTAGCCCAGCCTTGTCTACGATGTTCTTGTAGCGAGGTCGTGCCTGATCCTTCATCTTCTTTGGGTAACGCACTAGTCGTGCACCATCCCAGATGATCGTCTCACCTCTACGCATGGGTGATAGCCATGACAATGTGCTGGCTGTGACAAATGGTATGGATCTTAAGTTATCTGGCTTGGCACATCCAAGGGCGTGGTAGTTGACTTTGAACTGGTTAGAGTAAGTCCTTGTTAAGGCGGCCAAGTTAGTTACTGACTCAATCTCATCATTGGGAATTGCCACATTGTGGAAGTTCCTTGACATCTCTGCCAACTTACTCTGTCCATACTCTTCATGCCATATGACCCATAGTTTAGGATCGTTACTGAAGAAAGAACGCTGTTGTTCTATCCATTCAAGGCCGAGTATTTGTGAATCAAACTCAAGAAATCCTTCAGCGCGATCTGCGTTGTTGACAAGGAACTCCTGATAGTCAGCGGCCAAGTCAATGAGTTCTTCACGAGATAAGCCAGCCTTGTCAGCCTGTGATGCCCCTGATTCGATGTAGACCTTGGTCTCTGGATCAAAGTGCTCGCTTATAAGCCAAATCTTAGTCTTGGGAAGACCACGCTTACGAAGACCCCAAAAGTTGAGTCCCATCGACTCAACCTTTTGACCTTCTAGCAGGGTGCGATTGGAACCAACCTCAACACCTGAGAAGATAAGTTTAGTCATCCCAGAACTCTAACTCCTTGGGATTAGCCGCGTCCTTAGACTTAGCCACGTTAACTCTGTTGATGGAGTTTTCAATCTCAGACCACTGACGAACTTTCTTAGGGGCATCAGGACGACGTTCAACAGCCAAATAACCTGGGTTCATAAACATAACTGCAGGGATACCCTGCTCTTCAAATACCCATGCACACATGACTGGGTCTGCATCTACATACATCTCAATAGGAGCACGAGAGCGACTCATAATAAACTGTCGCTTCTTCAGGTCTTCGCCTTCTAAATGGTAAGAGTAGTCGATCAGGTCATCGTAATTGATAACTCCATGAGAGTGGAGCCAGTGCTCTGCATCCTCTTTCTTGCGAGAGGTTCTGATAGCGACTCTGTTGTTGATGTTTAAAGCGTAGTAGAGCATGACTCCTGCTCTGATTGGATCTCCTGAATCAGAACAGAGTACGCCGTCGAGGGATAGCATTACATTCATTTATACTCCAAATAATTGTTAAAACTTTTACTGCGGTGTCTTGTAGGTTGCTGCTCTCCTGATTAGTGTTTGTGTATCTGGTAAATCAATTCCGTACGTCTCTTCTGCCTGCTTGTCCTTGTACTCTTTCCAGTAATCATGCATCTGTCGAAGCGCTGGTACTGTTCCGTACTTCTTACCTGCTTGCCAGCGGTAGTTGTATACATCT